ACCTCGGGGCTCATCCAATACGGCCAGCCTATCTCACGGGCTACCCGCTCGCCCGTACCGCTGAGGTCATGATCTGCGATAACGTAGCCCCCTGGCAGGGTCTGCGCGATCTTCAGCATGTTCCCTGCGCTGAAGCACACATGGATGGTGTACCTGCGCTTCCAATTTTTGAGGATCATCCGCAGACTCAAGGCCGTGGCGTACCCTTCGCACAGAAAGTGCGGGCCTTTGTTGTCTATGATGAACTCCGCACCGCCCGTGACCTGACCCGACAGGAACTTCTTACCGCCCTCGGAGTCGATCAATTGAACGCCCACCAGACGGGGGCCAATTCGCATCGGGATCACCAGCAGATGCTCTCCATCCTTCACCCAGACATTTCCAACTTCGTCAGGGAATCCCTTGGCCTTGAGGTATGGATGAGATGCGAATTGACATTGGTGAAGTATCCAAGCTGCTTTCTTGGCCGCTTCCGCTTGCCTTCGCAGAGTATCCTGCTCTGCTCTGCGGGCCTGCTCGGCTAGGTCTCGCCTGTTAATTTTTACGGGCTCATCAGGTCGCCAGACGGAAACAGTTACCTCGGTGGCGTGGTTCTGTACGAAGCCGTGGTCAAGCATCCACTTGACTGCTCCGTTCTTGTGGCGCGGCTTGTCCTCAGTGGGATACCTCCTCCACAGGCCGACCGGAGGAAGGTGGTCAATAAGGATGCCGTGGGCACGGCAGAAGTCTAGGAAGTCCATGCTTCCACCTTGTTGATTCGCTCACCGATCCATCGTGCTACGGGAACTGCCCAGCTATTACCAAGTGCCTTGTATCGCGGGCCGTCTGGGCATTCGCTGGCGGGCTTCTTGCGCCAGGGGATTGCGGTGTAGTTGTCGGGAAACCCTTGCAGTCGCTCACATTCAATCGGAGTTAGTCGCCGCACTTGCATGGATGCTTGCATCACAGCAGGTACTTGGCACGCCTGTAACTGAGCCGTGGGCTTTGGATCAAGACCCCGAGAGTCTCCACCTGATTGCCAGTCAAACGCTTGGGCATTGAAGCCACCCCCGATGGTAGGAATCAGCGTCTCCGATTCCGCATCCAAGCGCTGCTGCCCCCCCGCATTCAGGCACATGCTAGTTGACGGTATCAAATGCCCGTGTCCATTGTTTGCGTCCTGTCCGCTGCATCCCTGCAAGCGACCAAAGCTTGCATCAATTGTGGGGGCAACTCTTTTCCCCTTTTCTCTGCTCGGCGCAGGATGCCCTTGCAGGCTGTGCTGCTCAAAAAGAACCGCTGCGGCACGGTGCCAGTCTCCAAGATATCCGACAACGAACACACGCTTGCGTCTTTGGGCCACTCCGAAATACTGAGCGTCAAGCACCCTGTATGCGAACCCATACCCGCACTCTGCCAGCCCTCCGAGGAAGGAGCCAAAGTCCCGTCCTCCATTGGAGGACAAAACGCCGGGGACGTTCTCCCAGACCACCCAACTGGGGCGATATCGTTTAGCAATGGCAAGAAAGGTAAGCATGAGGTTGCCACGCGGGTCATCCAATCCTTTTCTGAGTCCTGCGACTGAGAAGGATTGACAGGGGGTTCCTCCGCAGAGAACATCGATAGTTGCATCAGGCCACTCCTTGAACTTGGTCATGTCCCCAAAATTTGGGACGCTTGGATAGTGATGTTTTAACAAACCACACGGGAAGGGCTCTATCTCGCTGAACCCAACTGCTTCCCAGCCAATAGGATTCCAGGCAACACTTGCCGCCTCAATTCCAGAGCACATAGATAGGAAGTTCATCGCTTGCCCTTCAGGTACGCTATCAAACTTTTCCTAGCAAACTTCTCAAACGCTAGTGATGGCGGAATCGGATCTTTGTGCAAGCCATTCGGCCACACGCCAAACTTCGACTTGTACACCGCCTTCGCCCTACCCTCAGACCATGAGCCGGACTGCACCATGTATTGACCCATGCTCCACCATGCCTGCTTCTCGTCACGGGACATAGGGCCAAGTTCCTGCATCTCGCCGGGCACAGAAACCACTGCAGACTTACGCTCCCGCACATGCCCGCAGTTAGTACAGGTATCAGAACCACGGGGCCACAAGGCACCGCAGGCAGGGCACTTGGATTCTTTCTTTTCCTTCTCGTCGGGTTCTTTCTTGGGTTTCTCTCCCTTATCATCAAGCTCATCAATACCGCTTTCGTATATCTTCTCCCAGTCTTCTCTGAACCTTAAATAGTTTCCCGAAAAGTCAAGCCACGTTGCAAATTGTTTGGTGCTATGCGTCCGCATAACCCTGCCCATTTGCTGAATATGCGATGACAAAGACTTTGAAAATGGTCTAGCAGATATTCCGATATGAACATCGTCAACCGAAAAACCTTTCGTCAGTATGTCAACAGCACATATTCCATGTATCTCTGTATCAGGTTTTGAGAAATCTTCAATGACGTCCTTCTTAAACTGATCGTCATCTCTGTAAGAAATACTTACGAAGTTGTACCCTTGCTCACGGAACCTACTGGCTAACTCTGCCCCATGCTCAACGCCAGCACAGAACACGATTGTTTTAACAGGCTTGCCGTATATTTCGTGAGTCTTCTTTACCCATTCGGCAACTACATCGCCAACGATTTTCATCGCCCTTGAAGAAGCCTCTGCATCTGACCATTCTCCCGCCACTTTCTTCGCTCCTTTCATATCAATCTCCTTGGAGATAAATACTTTTAGCGGGGTAAGTAGCTTTTTCTCAACCAGTTCTTTCGTTGTGATTGGGTTAATCACATTGGAATAAATCTTTCCAAGCCCCTTGGTTAGCGGGGTTGCAGATAACCCGACAACTTTAATGTGCGGGTTATTCTTTATGAGGTCGTTGGTGGCTTTGCGGGAGCAATGGCATTCATCGATGATAAGCAGTTTGGTATCTGGTACGGAACCCCTTGCTTCCAAGGTTTGCGCGGAGCACACCTGTATGTACTCACCGGGCCTGTAGCGCCAGTGCCCTGACTGGAGTACGCCGTGGTCAATACCGTACTTATCAAGGCGCTGAGACGTTTGATCGCAAAGAACTATGCGGTCAAGGATCATTGATGATCTTGTGCCCTTTTTTTTTGCCGCTTCAAGCAAGGCAATAGCTACTTCAGTCTTCCCAAAACCTACAGGCGCGGCAAGTATTTGAGAGCGGTGGCCTTGTGCAAAGCCTTCTCGCAGTAGCTCAATGGCGCGGACTTGTGCCGTTCTTAGTTGTAGCGTTGTGGCCTTAGACATATTCCCACCTGCTGCCAGCACGTTCCAAGTTATTGCAAATTGCTTCTGAAATCATCTTGACATGACCACCAACACTGCGCGATGCGGCTGCAGCACTTGGGAATAGTGCTCCGTCACTCAATCTACGAACTTGTTTGCTTCTAGATTTTGTAGCGGCTTTTTTGGCATTGCTCTTTCTCTCTTTATCTCTCTCGTCCCATTTGCGTTTTATCTCTTCGTAAGTTACGTTGTCTCCAACAAAAGCCCAAAATTCACCAGCAAATTTCCAGCCATATCGTATGGACGTTGATAAGTTATCTGCGCTCTTGACCCCGTAATGCCTTGCTACTTCGTAGCCGGATGGGAAAACAACACCATCAGAAAGCCTAACCACAGGCTTGCTTACAGAAGCTACACGCTTTGCGATTACTCCTCTGTCAAACAGGGCGCAGTCTGCTGTCTTGGAAATATTGTAGGACGGCTTGAGTTCGTCCATCACCAACTGCTCAAGCTCACGCAAATGCTTACGATCAAGCACACAAACATATATGGTGAATGTCAGTCCATCTACCCCGTACTTGGCAGCAGCATTTCTTAGGGCACTGTTAACGTGCGTTCCATTCCGAAGTTCGCGCTTGTGCATGTACAGGCGCTTCTTCACATTGGTTGCACTTCCAATGTAAAAGTTACCGGATGGAGCTTCAATCTTGTAGATTCCTAGCATTTGATCCTCTGCCAGCACTAGCCCGCTGGCGTGGGCGTGGTCTATTTCAGGTTAGCAGGCTCGTATTGAAGCCACCATCCATCGTGTTTGCTGCCATACGGAGACTCTCCACGCCAGCAGCGAAACTCGTAAGGTCCAAACTTCAACCGTGTAGGCTTGCCGGCTTCATCCCGCTTCAGCACTTTGTAGCGGCATTGCACGCAGAACGGCTCGCCTCGAAACTCATCCATGTCGTAGCCCCAGTGCGGGCGCTCGGGCTCGTTAATCAACTCGGACCACCACTCAGCCATTGCCAAGCAAATGGTCTTATCACAGCGGTTAAGGATCGGTGTTTCGTGGTGGGCAACGCCGTACACGTCTTCCTGTTCTGTTGTCACGCCTCCTCCTTCTTCATTGCTTGGGTAAAAAACTTGCGCGCCCAATCTTCTCCAATCCACCACGAGCACGCCTGCCTTGTTGGCTCAAGATGCAGCACGCCAATTTGCTCAAGAAACCAATCTGGATAGCCGTCAGCTTGCAGTTCAGAAACAAGCAGCCCCATCTGCGGTATCTCCTCTTTCCATGCTGCAACCGTTACGTCCATCCATTTCTTTCCCAGCGCGTAGCCGTTCGTCTTTGGATCTGGCAGCGGCGCTCCGGTGGACTCATGTAAGTACATTGCCATTGCAGCATCGTCGCTGAAGTCAGCGCACTTGTAATCACTGGCAAATCGTTTGTACATCTCTGCCATGCGCAACCACTTGCCGCTGATCTTCCGCTTAGACATCACTCCTCCTTCTTCAGCTT